CTCTCCTCAGCGACTCTGCGTCGCCAGACCCCCATAAGGGGTCTGCCCTGGACTAAAGCTGTTAAGAGCTTTGCACGGAATACCGTGCAGGGAGATTAAACAGCTGAAGCCCACCTCTGCTTGGTGCGGACGGCAAGAGGACGTCCAGAACGCTCTAAGTGCATCCTGTCGGCGATTGGCAAATCGCCGCGTTTAAGGAAGCACTTCATCAGAGCATCGCTATCCTGAAGTGGGGACTTCGGGATAACGCTCTCAACTACTAGACCCTTGACAAGGGGTCGATGCAGATGAGAGCACATTCGTTCCGTATCAAACCCCAGGAACGAGTGCCTGCCTAAAACGGGAGACTCTGGAAGTACAGCCGGAAAGGGAATTATCCGTCCCAACCACTGATCCAGTTTCGCCGTCGTTCTCCAAAGGCCTAGCTTATACAGCTGGTTCCTAAGAGAGACGGTCGAAATAATAGTCTCCGGAGCGTCCTCACGTGATGCAGGGAGCAATTGTCTTACGCGCACGATTGAAACATCGTGACCGTCGTAATACTCCTTGCCGCAAGACTCTCTGAACTTGCCAGTCCAGAAAGACTTGCCAGTATTAACTTTGTACCCAAAAGTACTCAGCATACTGACCACGTGTTCGACATACTTTACGGGAACGATAATATCGTCACCGTAAACGCGCACCCGACCAACGAAACGATTAACGTCTCGTTTGGTCAACCGTCTGTTGAGCCCTTGTTCGATTCCCATAAAAGCCAAAGTCGAAAAGACGATGGCCTCCATGGGGAACGTCAGGGCTGAACCCATAGACGCGAATTTGGCTAGGCGTTGAACGCCAAAACCATCTACATCAGCCTTCCGGCTCCTACAGGCATCCACAGCTCTCGCGAGATGAGGATGCTGACCAAGTAGGAGACGTACATGCTGATTCGAAACGCGATCGGAAGCCTCACTAAGATCTAGTGTGGCTAAGGATCCATTAATGGATCCTCTGCGAGCCATGGCCTGATTAGGGCCTTGGTCGTCGAATCCGACGATGCTCCCCATATTGTCAGAACGGGAAATAGCATCAACGAGTACCTCCATGAGTCCTTGCTGCACATATTGCATTGCAGTGGGTTCAATGGCGATAATTCGTGGCGTTTTGAGCGTTTTAGGAACTGCGACAACCTTGACAGGTCGTTCAGCTCCGGGTTCGAGGTAGTGAAGTCGGCTAGCGTCAAAATGACGCCAATTTGGAAAAAGGAACTCCCCAGCAGGGAAGTACTCTTCCAAACGCCCAGGCCACTCGAACTGACGATACTTGTTGTTACCAACGAGCTTGTCAGCAGTGGTACCAGGCCCGTGCTTTGGTACGACGTTTCCGTCGTAGACGACTCTGTCCACTTGGGACAGTACGTCAGCCCAAAGTAATCTCGATACTCGTGCAAAGTCTTCTTTGGAAGAAGAACTGAGCCTTGCATCATGATCCTTCACTTCCTTCTCACAATTGATGTATCCAGCCATTGCTTTTCGCACCCGCTTTGGCGTGCAGGGCATAGCCAACTTGTTGCACATCAGGGTCACTTGACGTACAGCAAAGATGGCATCAATGGATGGCACATCAACCAACAGACCAGTCTGTCGGTCAAAGATGAGACCGAGGAAACCTCCTAGGAATAGGGGGAGACCTCCTCTACCACGGGTAAAACCCTGGAAGAGTTGTGAGTCTACCTTTCCTTGCTCAAGACTTTTTTGGAAGTCTTTTGCAAAGTCGGGTAAGGTTATCGTGAGAAACGACAACCCTTCATCATCGACACGCCTCGAGATCGTTTTGCAATCTCGAGTGGTGCTTATGCCACACCAGGTA